CATACACACCACGAGAGAGAGCGATAGCTTCTTCATCATGGGATTGGTTGAGTTATGTAACACAATCAAGGAGTTTGATAAGAGTTTCGGTAAGTCACCCCAGGTAACAGATGAAATTAATTTATTGTTAGGTGAAGCAGCTGCCATGGATGAGTCCATGCACGCAGGTGAACCACCAGAACTAACGCAAGCTGATCTTCAAGGAGGCAGTGACAATGACTGAGGTAAAAGAACTTAACTTAACTAGTTGGAGAGGGCAGGAATCTATAGATGCTATGCCTACCAAAGATCCAATGGCAGTAGAGATAGTAACTAACTACGTCATGAAGGGTGATCTGGGTAGCACAGGTTTCTTCCGGGCTATGCTAGAAAATAATTTTTTAACTGCCGTAATCCGTGCGGATGCTGGCAACATACTGCAAGTAAAGAACTGGGCTAAGTGGATGATCAATCATGTGCCTGAGTGTGCACGAGGTAGCAAACATTTAGTAGATCATTGGATCAGCATGGGAGGAATCAATGGACGCAAAGAAGACGTACCAACTGAAGTGTAATACATGCGGCGAGCGTGAGCAGGTGAAGATAGATCCTGAACACCTACGCAGTTGGCAGAACGGCGAGCTAATACAAACAGCTATGCCATACCTTAACGTGTCGCAACGAGAGCTATTGATCTCGGGTTTGTGTGGCACATGTTTCGATAAGATCTTTGCAGGAGTGCAGTGATGAAGAAGATTCTAATAATAATTTTTTGTTTATGCCTGGCATCCATGGCTGGATGCAGGACTTTAGTAGTAAGTAGCGACGCTCAGGTAGAGTTGTTGCGTTGGTAATTCTGGGTAGGGCTGGCGAGTCTGTGCATATAACTCTTGAGTGCACACTAGGTGGGGATCTAGATGTACTCGTCAGCCCACTACCAGTAGAAGGAGATACAAATGGATGAGTTAACACAGTTATTTAAAGATGATCCATACAACGACATCGCATACCAAAGATACTTGGATGAGATGGAGATGCAGGATCTATTATCAATGGAAGAGAACCCAGACTTAGGTAATGAAGTTGAAGCGGAGCATCGGAAGTTACGCGCGTTACCTGTCTACACACCAGAAGGAACTGAAGAATGTCAGAAGAAAGTAAATACTTTATCCACGTTACCGTCGAAGACAGAGACACAGGAGTAGATAGCATTGCACTAGCAATAGATCCAGACAGGACAGACATTGCAGGTGCACTACTAACTATGATGGCTGGCGTGTGTATAGATTTGATTGGTATCAAGCAGGTTGAGATAAGACCTGACGGTACTAAAGCATCAATAGATATGCCAGTGTCAGTGTTAAAAGAAAATTATCTAGAAGTAAACCAAGCTCTTGATTCAATAGAGATCTCTGATGATGACAAGAAGAGAATCATTGAACAGATAGAGAAACAACTAGGAGAGGAGACAGACTATGGAAGCGACGAATGAAGCAATGGGTCACATCATTATGTGGAAGGGTAAGCGTGTCAGCCACACAGAATACTCTGAAGAAATGGGTAGTCACGTTGCACCTAATGTAGATCAGTCTAAGAACTTTAAGTATGTACTCAACCGCACCATGTCTGAATGGAAGAATAGTACATGTGGTATCGTTAGGTTTAGACCAATCATTACTCCTATGTGGCGTAGCTGGGATAGGGAAGATGGACGGCGAGACAAGTACGAGTTAGGTTACAACCATCAGAACGCGGAAGGCGACACAGAATATGTATTCGTATGTTGTGTCAAGTTAATCAAGTACGATGAGCTGCATCCAGGCTACGGCAAAGACCCTGAAATAAAATTCTTTTCAGCTAAGGATAAGTTCGATTGCATTGAAGATCCAAAGACTCCACTGTCTAAAGGATGTCCTATACCAAGCATTAATTACTTGGTTAATAAACTTTGGAATGAGTATGGAGATACACTTAATTCAACCCAAGTGAACAACAGTCTCCAGGCTTATGTCGAAAGAAATTATTTTGTTAAGCAGCTAGACTCGAGAGTGTACTGGATGCACAGCAAAGACAGTGAAGACTGGTCACTAATAGCTAAGCATCTTGGTGACATGGGAATTACGATAAGAGATTTCCCACCATCCACATCACCGGAGAGTATGAAGTCTCTGTTTGATGTAGTAAGAGAGGACTTTGTTAAGGTGCGGGAGGAGATGGATACTCTTAATGAAATGTCGCAAGATGATTCTATCATTAGAAAACGTAAGAGTATTGGTAAGAAGTGGAGAGCAGAGGTTGCGTTGTTGAAGCCACTGCTATCTGAGATGGATGAATTCAACGACCTCGTACAAGCAGTCGAACAATCTGCACGGCTAGCTGAGTACGAATCAAACGTAAAAGAAAATGCAGATGTGTTTAGTGATATTGAAATTTAGTAGCGAGAAAGGATTTAGTTATGAAAACTAAGCAAACAAATTGGTGGTACTTTATTCCACCACAAATCGGAGTAGTAAGTTTTGCATACGGTTCACCCGGACTAGGCAAGACAGAGGTCATGTCATCACTGGCCCAGGCAGCAGAAAGAAAATTAATTCTTATGCTCCTGGATCAGCACGAACCCGAGGACATCGGGGGATTTCCAATACCATCTAAGATTAGTGTGGATGGTGAGGAGACAGGTGTCATTCGGAAGTACCCAATGGAGGACATCATCAAAGCACGAAAAGAAAAATCTTTAATGCTTGTTGATGAGTTCACTTGTGTGTCTGAAGATATGCAGGCAGCGGCACTCACGTTCATGGCTAGCCCGCCGGATACATGCTGGGTATATGCAGCAGGTAACAGGCCGGATGAGGCAGCGAATGGACATGAGATCAGCGAGCCTATGATTAATAGGATGTGCGTTGGTGACTGGCAGTTCGACAAGAAGTCATGGGCTAAGGGTATGACTGACGGAGGTGGGTTTGAATTCCCAGCACCTAAGTTCCCAATGGTACCTGACAACTGGAAGGATTCAGTACCGTTCTATGCTGATAAAATAAATAGTTTTGTTAACACCAGGACTACGTTATCAAGGCCAGAGTATCTAAGCAGGCCGAACAAGGACGAGACTATGGGTAATCCATTCCCGTCACCAAGATCATGGACTAATGCAGCTAGGATACTAGGTGCTGCGATGTTAGTCGGTGCTAACAAGAAGACACAGCGTGCCTTAATAGGTGGTTGTGTTGGTGACGAGGTAGGTCAGGAGTTCTTAGACTTCTTAGATGTAGATAGCTACGGTGATCCCGAGGAGATACTCAACAACCCAAGGGAAATTGAGTTACCAAAGGCAAGTAACCTAGCAATAAGCTACGTTAAGTCTGTGCTTACTAGAATTAAGGAAGAATGTACTGCTGATAGGTGGGAAAACGGACGAGAGTTTCTTGCAACAGTGCATCGTACTCACCCTGAAATTGCTAAGACGTTTGAGGCTAAGCTGTTAGAGCTGAAACCTGACGGCCATGCTGCAGTTAAGAACGAATACTGTGACGATATGGTTGACGAATGGCTAAGTAACATACATAAATAAGGAGTTTATGATGAGTAAATCATTGCCGAGTACGGAAGTATATTCTAAAATAAACCACAAGGAGCCGGAGGCTTTGCGACAAGCAAAGCTAACGGCTGCTAGGTACTGGAAGTTTTCCAGAGACATGTTGTTTTCTATGCGTACTATCCCTATCAAAGGGCTAGGAACTATGGCAGTAGATAGGTTCTTAAATCTATACTACGACCCTGAATACGTAGAGGGCATCTATACATCTCCTCGTGAACTAAGCTCGTGTTTAATGCACGAGATGTGCCACATACTTATGGATCACCATCGTAGGTTCGATGCAATAGTAAAGAACCCAACACCAGTATCCAGACAGAAGTGGAACGAGGCCTGTGATATAACAATAAATTATTTACTAGACCAGGAATGGCAAGCACATAAGGAGGATGGATACAGTCGTGACTTTAGGGTTGGATACAACTGGCTGATGCACGATCGTCCACCTTACGTAGCTATACCTGAGATCACAGGTAATCAAACAGCTGAAAAAGTTTTTAGAATTCTAATGAAAGGAATTGAAGATGGCCAAGGCCAAGACAACCAAGACGACAGCGACAGGTCGGATAGGTCGAGCAACACTGGAGAAGATTCAGGAAGTACAGCTAGATCTGAACGACAAGCTGGCGACGATCCACGTAACCTTAGGGAATCTGGTTCAGGAGAAGGAGAAGATGACCATGATGACAGAGGAGATACATCAGTTGAAGGGAGCAGTAGAGATACTAGCGAACCAGTTGATGGGCGTGAGTCAGGGGACAGCGAACGCAATGCAAGCGATGGATCAGCAGCTGAATCAAATGAGACAGCAAGCGACGGCTACATATCGGTCGATGAATCAGGCCACCTCGTCTGGAATGGGGAACCAATACCAGAACCAGGGGCAGGAGGGAATGGGTCATCAATAACAGATGGCTCTTCTCGTTTATGGGAATCCGCAGGTCAACCAGAAGGATCAATGTCCGAAGGGGATGTCGAGAGTTTGATTACATCTGCGTGCCATAAAGCACAGGGATCTTTAGGTGATGACATATCATTTGCATTGAAAGATGTGATGAGAAGTATCTCTAAGATCTCAGAAGATCCTTGGTCTATGATACTCAGGCTAACGCGTGGAAAACTAAATAGTTTTAGATCACGCGGAGGTAAGAGGACATACCGAAGGATCAATCGAAGAGGGATTGGGCATGGTATATGTAGGCCAGTCAAGCGTAGTGGTAAACCACAGCTTGCAATATGCCTAGATACATCAGGCTCAATGGGAGGTGATGATTACGACAAGGCTTATGCAGTAATAAAAAAATTATTAGATAACCTGGGTGCAAACGAAAACGTTTGTGTAATCACAGGTGATGTTGCTGCTAAGACAAAGCGTGTCATCAACAAACATGTTAGCGACAGCGAACTAAAGAATCTTGAGTTGAATGGTGGTGGAGGTACTGATGTTGGTGTGTTAATTGAAGACACAATAGCACAAGCAAAGCCAACACCTGATGTGATAGTAGCAATCACTGATGGCTATACACCATGGCCAAGTCAATCAAGTACACCAGTGTTAGCTGTAGTAACACAAGAATTAGATAAGCACTGGGAAGTACCAGGGCACATAACAAAAATTGTTTTGAAAGGGTAGTAACATGCCAAGTTTTAATCGAGTAATTTTAGCAGGCAACTTAACAAGAGACATAGAGTTGAAACAGATAGGTGAGGATAAGGTTGTCGGGGACGTAGCTCTCGCAGTAAACGAGGGGTACAAAGACAAGCAGACTGTTCACTATATAGATCTAACACTATGGAATCAATCAGCTAGATTTGCTAGTGATTACCTGACCAAGGGATCAGCCGTGTTAGTTGAAGGTAGACTGCAACAAGACCGTTGGCAAACCGAGGACGGAGGCAACCGATCTAAACATAAGGTTGTTGTTGATAAGATTGTATCACTAGATAAGAAAGGTGAGGGCCCCAGTAAAAAAGAAACTGTTACTGCGGCAACTGAAGATCCATTCAGCTCGCCATTCTAAATAGAGTAAACGCCCAGCTAGCGGTGGCGAGTAACACTAGCCGATACATTTAGACATATGTATCTCCTTTTCCGTAGGGAGGTAGGTTCCTCCGAGCCTGCCTCCCTATCTTTTTAACTGACGACAGGATGACGGGGGCTACCATGAAAGAATTATTTTTAATGTGTACCTGGCTGTGTATAGCTGGGTTTGCATACTCATGTGACTTCAGGCTTATAGGTTTAAGCTGGATGTCATTCACTGCTTTTAGTATAGCCATGTGGGAGGATAGGAAATGATATACGGTTACGTTAGAGATGGGTTAACCAACGGGGCTGAAGAACAAAAGAAAATTATTTTGGGTAGTGCGCGCAACTTTGATGGTGAGTTCGGCGGCTTCGGAGTAGACGACGCAGCTTACGGAAACATAAATATATTTAACAGGCCAGGCGGAGAAGAACTATTCAACAGGTTGAGAGAGGGTGACATTATACTAGCAACCAAGCTAGACAGATGTTTCATTAGCATAGAGAACGCAGCCGATACAATCGCTGAGCTATTGGAAAGAAATATTTATTTCAATGTGCTTGAACTCGGGATAGATCTATCAACTGAGTACGGTCAGGTAATCTTTGATGTGATAGAAACAGTAGCAAGATTTAACCGAGAGGCTAGGAGCAAGGCAACAAAAGAAGCAATGGAAAGAATCAAGAAAGGTAAAGGGCCTGTCAATAAAGAGTCACCGATGGGATACAAGATTGTACGCTGCGATGGACAAGCCCACTTCGTTCCTGACAAGACAGAACGGAATCAAATACTTGATGTAATTAAGTGGAGAGATAAGGGACTTACATGGTCAGAGATACTAAGAAGAATGGATCCTAAAAAAAGAGCTAATGGAAACAAGTGGAATCAAACTAACATCCGTGTTGCATACCAGGCAGGACTCGATGGCTTCCCAGGTTTTGAAGAACAGAAGAACGCATGGGAAGTGCTAGAGAAAGATAGAAAGCACAGCGCACAACAGAGGAAACGACGACGTAAGAGTTAATAGAGTTAAGGGATTAACCCACGGCATCATTCAAGTTTAGTTTCGATAGAAACGATACGCTTGTCGTGGTCATCCAGCCTGTTGTCGATACCATCAATGGCTTGCCACAATCTCTTACGATCTTCCTTGTAGTCACCAACGAATTCATCTACTCGCTGATGTATCTGGTTAACCTTTGAGTAGAGAGCAGACATCCACCACACCATGCCGCATAGGGTGGCGATGCCTGAACCTACCATTGAAAATATACCTAGTGCATTGTCAGTAAACCAACTCACTTAACCGATACCTTCCTTCGTAATCTTACGTAAGTAAACATTAACTACTGCAATAGCACATGTAATTACAGCAGCAGCTACTGGTTGTTCTGCTATCCATTCGCTACCTAATGCAGCGGTTAGTGCAGACACAGCCATTGTGCCTACGTTAAACCATATAGTTTTACTTTGATACCAAGTCTTCATTACAGGATTCCTTTCGATTTGATGTATATAAATACCGCTAAACCAACGACTAATAATATCACCAACCATTTCCTTTTAGAAGCCACTGCCTTAGCCTTCTCGGTAATGGCAGCTATTCTTTCTATTTTATATTGGCGACGATCAGTCTGTCTACTTTCGCGGTCGTCAGATTTATTTTTCTTTTTACCAAGGGGCATAACTATACCTTTATGATTGACAAACATTCCGTATACGTTAGCATTATATATTATGAATAACATTAAGACTACTAAAGATGCAGCTGAATTGCTCGGCATATCTACAAGCAGAGTACGTCAGTTAATAAGAAGCGGCAAGCTCAATGCACTTCGTTTGCCAGCAGGTGTATGGCTCATCGAAGAAGAGGAACTAAATAATTTTTCTTCTCTTACCAGGAGTGCAGGCAGACCAAGAAAGGAAGAGCATGTTAATCCTGAGTCGTAAAGAAGGAGAGGTCATTCGGATAGGGGATGTTGAAATAAAAATTTTAACTTTGTATCCTGGCGAAAGTAAACAGCGGGTAAAGCTAGGCATCAATGCCCCTCGACACATGCGAATAACAAGGGAAGAAGATGGGGCAACTAAAGAACGACTACTGCATAAGCAGTAACTTAGCACGCCAAGTTGCAGAAAGAGTGTACGTTCTACTAAAGAACGGACACTTCAATGCAGCTCATGTAGCTATTGATAGTGCACACGTTACAAAACAAGACGTAAAGAATTCAAAACTTTGCGACACCCCGCTTGCATTGCTTGACCTAGATGATAAGATAATTAATCTATTCGAGAAGATGGGATACACACATGTGCGAGATCTAGTCGGGGTGACAGATGAGCACTTGCTTAAGACAGTTCCTATGTGCGGGGAAAAGTCTATCCAATTAATGAGAGATGCCTTGCTTGCAGAGATGACAAGGAGGCGTAAACAAGATAGTTCTGAGGAGTAACTATGAAAGACATGCTGTCTATAAGTCCCAGGGAATACTTTGAACTTCCCTATATTTCTAACACAGCCTTAAAAGATTTTAGGAATCAAGGCTCGTGGTCTTACTACCATCGCTACGTTGCACAGTCACTCCCCCCGACTGAGCAATCAGACTCCATGCGTTTAGGGTCAGCACTCCATAGCATTATGGCTAAGGACACAGACTCCTCCATGCACTTAGCTGTCATGCCCGAGTGGATTGACGAAGGTGGAGTACAGCCTGAGAAGCTGAACCTTAGGAAGAAAGCTCATCGTGAATTCAAAACGCAGTTCACTGATGATAATAAAGATAAGATTATCTTAACTCCTAAGGAGATGCAGAAGGTTGTGGGTATGCGTAAGTCGGTGTGGGAAAACCCCGCCATCCGCCCGTACTTAGAGCGTCTTACTTCTGAACGTAGCGAGGTAGTGGCCACGAACCGAGTCAATGGCATAGCTTGCAAGGCTATGTGTGATGCTGACTTCAGTGATGAAGGATTGATCATTGACTTTAAGACAACACGACAGCACCTAGGCAGGGAGTTTGCAAAGGATGCTATATGGAAGTTTGGTTATCAATACCAAGCAGCTCACTACTGCGATGTGTTCGAGGCAAAAAGATTTATTTTTGTAGCGATCCGTAACTTCCCGCCGTATGAAACAATCGTATTTGAATTACCTGAAGAGTTCATTGGCCAAGCAAGGCTACTGAATCATCAGACTATCGACCGCATCAAGTGGTGTACTGCTATGGATGAGTGGCACACTGATGGGTGGGGTGAAGTTATTAGCTTGGAGGACATGCTGAACAATGACTAAACACGACAGCTTACGAGCAGCTCAGCTCGCCGTAATGAAAGACATCGGATATGTACAGAAGAAAGGTAAGGTAGGTTCGGGTAGCTATGGCTACACCTACGCCGGAGAGAAGGAGTTAATCAATGAGCTTCGCCCGGTCATGCTTGAACATGGCATTGTTATGTACCCTGATACATGTGAGGTAGTGAAGACGGAAGACTACAGCACCAGCAAGGGACATCGCATGTCTTTATTTCTAGGTAAGAGAAGGTTTGTATTTGAACATGTTGACTCAGGCGATCAAGCATTTGTTGAAGTCTTTGCTGAAGCTGCTGACCAAGGGGACAAGCGTGCATCAAAAGCTATGACACTAGCTAAGAAGTATGCACTGCGTGAGTTCTTCCTTATTGAAACAGGAGATGATCCCGATGCAGAAGTATCAGTTCGTGCTGCAAAGCTAGGGATGTTTGATAAAGCTATGTCTGTCCTTAAGTCATGCACTACATTAGATCAGCTTAACGAGAAGTGGGAAGCTATTAATGGGTACAAGGATGCACAGTGGACTGGCGATCAAGTGCAAGACTTAATGGCTTTGCTTAAAGAAAAGAAGGATCAGTTAGGTGACTGAGTTTATTAACCTTCTGCAAGTACATGTCTTATCCCAAGCTCTGTATGAATCACGTACCCTTGAGGCACTTGAAGAAGCAGGGCTAGGGATTAAGGCTATGAACTTGAGCAGCAAAACAAAAGATATTATTAGGGTGCTTTACCAATCAAGATACGAGGAGCTTAAATCACATGGCGGATCAGACAAACACTTTAAAGATTGACGAAGAGTTCAAGGACTTACTTCGTCCACTAAACAGCGAGGAATATGATAGCCTTGAGGAATCAATCAGAACTCTTGGAGTGGCTTACGACCCTATCATTCTCTGGGATAATATTATTATCGACGGTCATCATCGTTACGGGATCTGTACGCATGGTGGCTATGACTATACTACTCTTGACCTTGAGTTTGATAGCCGAGAAGAAGCTATGCAATGGATAGTAGATAAGCAGCAGGGTCGAAGAAACCTTATGCCCATGGAAATAAAATATTTAAGGGGCCTTAAGTTTAACAAGGCATCTGAATCATGGGAAAACCAAGGGGCTAATAGCGAATCTCCTATCTCTGAGATGGCTAGCAAAGAGGGTGTGTCAGTAAGAACTTTACAAAGAGAAGGCAACCTTGCTAAAGATTTAGATTCCCTTGACTCTGAAGTTAAAGAAGAAGTTCTTAAAGGAAATCTACAAGCCAGCACCAAAGAGATTAAAGAGATGGCAAAGATGTCTAAGGATGGACAGAAGACAGCATCTGAATCCATTAAAGATGGTAAAGGTATTGTCTTTGAAGACATCGACGCTTGGATAGTAGAGCTTGCTGATCCATACAAGAAAGCGGTCAACCAACTACGGTCTATTAAGAATAAGATGGCTGAGATATCTGCCAACCCAACCGAGGGTAAGTATGTAGGCAGTAAGTTTACGCGGATTAAAAATAATTTAGAGGAACTCATCGACAGCATTAGCCAGTGTACACCTGTCTCAGTTTGCGATGATTGCGGAGGAGAAGGATGCAACAGTTGTTATGGGACGGGGTTCCTGAGCCGCGCCGCCAAGGAAAGCCAGGACAAGTAAATTATTTTTGCGAACGCCCGTATCAAACGGAAGCTCGCCTTGCTATCGAGAAAGGATTTGAAAGTCATCAGTCTGTCGTAGTAGAATTAGCTACCGGACTGGGTAAGACAGAGATCTTTACTCAGATAGCTAAGGACTGGAGTGAGGGGCGGTGCTTAGTCATCGCCCCTTATGTACAGCTGATTGGGCAAGCGGCAAAGAAAATATTTATTCGCACGGGAGAACAGCCAGGTGTCGAGCAAGCACAGAACTGGTCGGTCGAAACACCGTGGGGTAGAAGTAAATATGTTGTGGCTTCTAAAGACACGCTCACCTCCGGCGATCCTCCTCGCTATGAGAGGATTAGAGATGTCGGATTGGTTGTGGTTGACGAGGCTCATCTTTCCATCACACGCAAGTGGAAAGAGTTACTTGATTACTATCGACGGGACGGTGCTAAGGTACTTGGAGTTACGGCTACGGCTAAGCGACACGACAAGAAAGCAATGCTCAACTGCTACGAAGAGTGTGTCTATCAGTACGGTATTAGAGATGCAGTGGGTGAAGGGTGGCTTACCCCCGCTGTTACCCATTGCGTGCAGCTTGAGTCCCTCGACCTCTCTGGCGTGGAGACTTCTAACACAATACATGGCAGAGACTTTAGGCAGACACAGCTAAACGCATTGCTTGAAAAGACTGAGACTGTGATGGAGATAGCTGACATCACAGCTAAAGAAACTCGAGGTGAAAAGACAGTAGTCTATTGCAGTAGTGTAGAAGAAGCTAAGCTGGTAGCAGAAAGGCTTGTTGATAACTATGGAATCAAAGCAGACTGGATCGCATCAGACCAAAGGCGGTGTACTCCACAGCATAGGCAAGAAACTATGCGATCTTTTCAAGAGGACAGCGGTGGAATTACGCACGTTTGTAACGTGGGTATTCTTACTACTGGCTGGGATTATCCTGACCTACGAAACATTGTCATGGCTAGACCCACAAGAAGCCGTGCCCTCTACACTCAGATATTCGGGCGTGGTACTAGGCCTTTGTCTGGTGTGGTTGATTTTGATGGCAGTTGCCCTGAGTCCAGACGTGAGGCGATAAAGCATTCAGGCAAGCCTCACTTTAGAATGATTGATCTTGTTGACTCTTCACTTGCTCATAAGATAGTTACATCTGCTGATGTAATGCTAGGCGACATGGGGCTGGATGTCCTGGCCAAGGCAAAAGAAAATATTTTAGATGCAGCCCAGGCTGTAGAGTTAGACGAAGCAATGCTTGAAGCTCAGGCTCAAGTGCGTGAGGAACGGGAAGAAGAAGAGCGACAACGCCGTAAACAAATTGAAGCTAATGCCCAGTACCACACTCTCGACATTGATCCCTTCGGCAAGAATGCTCAAGGCAATCTCCGCAAGAAGAAGCGTGGTGCTCGTATGCTGTTCGGCAAGTTCCGTGGGACGTTAGTCGAAGACGTTCCGACTTGGTACCTTGAGTCGTGCATGTCTGGTAAGCCTTTCATTTCTGTAGCGTGGCTGCGTTCTGCTATTAAAAAGGAATTAAACAAGCGATGATAATTGACAGCAAAAGCCAATTCTATCGGGGAGTTACTGTTGATCTGCACACTCACCCACACCTGAAGAGCTACATGTTCTCAAGGTCTATGAGTAAAAAGAAATTTCTTTCTCGCCTGTTCAAGTATACCTTCTGGCCTTTTAGTCACCGTGTTTCACTAAGTGATTTGTTTATGCACATGGATGTCTCTCTTGCCACAACGTACGTACTTGAACGTGAGTGGCTAGACGATGTGCCCTTAATTAAATTTCTTTCTAAGCTGTCCCCCAAGTTTAGACAAAAGATTCTTGACCCAACTTACTTCCAAGTAACATTGGATATGATGCAACACCTTGAAGATAACATCAGTGAGTACGAAGGTGTATGCATAGCTAAAAATAAACATCACCTAGTTAGTAAAGTTAATTATGGAGAGAGCTGCGTCGTTCACTCAGTTGAAGGGGCACACTCACTGATAGGTGAAGGCGGACCAGGGGATCAAAAAGAAATTATTTCTAATCTTTACCAGCTGTGGGACAAAGGCTGTGCCTATCTAACCCTTGCTCATTTCTATCCCAACCCAGCGGTAGAGTCATGCGTGTTCCCTTACCCTGAGCCGGAGAAAAAGAATATAAAAAACTTTCATAACCTGGCTGCCAACTGGGAGGAGTCGGGCGGTCTTACTCAAACGGGCGTAGAGATTGTTGAGACAATGCTAGAGCTAGGGATGTTGATAGACATAACTCACATGACATTAGAGGGACGCAAAGAAGTGTACGATATAGTGGATGCACATGACATCGACCACGCTGTAATGGCAAGCCACGTTGGAGCTAGTGAAGTGCATAGACTTTCATATAACCTGCACGACTGGGAGCTTAAGTGGTTAGCAGATAGAGGGTGCTGTGCTGGTATTATCTTTATGAACTACTGGCTAACACCACATCACCACGAGGGCAATGGACTCAAGTACATAGAGCAAACTCTTAATCACATGGTCAACGTAGCAGGGGCAGACGTACCTGCAATAGGATCAGACTTCGATGGATTCACTGATCCGCCTGATGAGCTGACAACAGTGGATGACTTTCCATTAATAGCTAAGCACCTACTAGACATGGGCTATGATGAGATCACAATGAAGAACTTCATAGGGGGCAATGCAATGAATCTATTAACGCACGGATGGGGTAGAGATGAAGAAGACGCCATCTGAAATAAAACACTTAATGAACCTAAGAAAAACTTGGGCGACTAACCAACGGCACTGCTGGGTGTGCGGAGCTACGCAACACGCAGGCTTCCCTCTCGAGACACACGAGATGGAACGCAAGAGCCAAGCCCCCAATCATTCCTGGGCTAAAGAAGAAAATTATTTTTGTGCGTGCAAGAAATGCCACATGGATGACCTTGCTGCTATGCCCCACGCTAGGCAACTTGCGTATAAATACATCCATGATATACTTCACTACGATCTTGAAGAGTGGCTAAGGATTAAAGACCCTGAGCTGCGTGCCCCTAATCGAGTCACGGAAGACGAGGTTATGGAGCATGTATACAGCCTAACAATGAAAGGTAATCAGCCATGGAAATAGTAATACCATACCCACCTAGCGTTAATACATATTGGCGTGCAGTTAAGGGCAGGGTTATTATGTCTAAGAGAGGGAGGGAATATCGTGACGCAGTTTACTGCGCTGTCACTAGTGCTTTTGAGTCTGACGATGTGGACGATCCTCGCCCTTTACTCGGAAGATTAAAGGTAAAAATAATTGCAACTATGCCTGACAAAAGACGGCGAGATATAGATAATATTAATAAGGCAGCTCTCGACGCATTAGGTTATGCTGGTATATATGGGGACGACGAACAGATAGATGACCTCCATGTTATTCGGGGAGAGGTTATGAAACCTGGCTGCCTTGAAGTACACATAGAAGAGATAAAGCCTAAGGAGAAATAAATGGCTAGTGGAATTACTAACTACGGTAAGCAATGGATACTGGAACTTGCTTTCGAGAAGACACAAAACACCGCAACTCCTGCAGACAGAATGTTTGTTGCGTTAGTTACAGACGACAACGTACCTAATGCTGACGATGAAAACTGGAGCGACTTAAGTGCAACGCAAATTCCAAATGCTAACGGCTATGTTGATGGCGGAATTGCTATCGCTAGAGCCACTAATTTTGACGCACTTTCACATGACGATAGTGGAGACAAGGCTCTTGTCCAGCTTACTAACGTCGAGTGGACAGCAAGTAGCGGCCCTATACCAGGCTCTGGTGAAGGTGCGGCCTATGCAATTTTAATGGACTGCGCTCACAGCCAAGCTGGAGACGAAGCGGCTAGTCGAGATGGAGCTAACAATAAGATCATTGCTTGGTGGGATCTCGGCGGACAACAGACTGTAGCTGATGGCCAGAAGCTCTCGCTTCAGGACATGGAGATCCGTTTAACCTAAGCTCTAGCTTAAGGAGCTTAGCATGGCACAGTTCGCCAGACCAAATTCAGATGACAACAACTCGGGCAGCTGGAGCACTACCGGCTCGTCCCTCTATTCAGTGGTAGATGAAACACCTGCCAATGACTCTGATTATATATCTGTGTCAGATGATTATATGTCAGGTGGTGCGCTCTCTTGCACCTTAGGTCTAAGCAGTGTAACAGATCCATCAGATCACAACTCAACGTCAGTGGTTGTTAGGGCACAGACTGACGCGTGGATGGAAGGCTACCACACGTTAGGCGTAACTCTTAAAGATGGCTCTGATACCATCAAGAGTGAAAATTTTGATGCGTCTAGTTCATGGACTAACCACACCATGAACTTAAGCACTTCTCAAGCTGCTAGCATAGACGACTACGGGGATCTGTCAGTAATTATTTCTGCTACTGACAATGCAGGTGGGGCTACCATGAAGGTGTCCCAAGTCTATTTCACCTGCCCTGCGGTAGGCCCTCTTGAAATTACACCCGCCCATGCCCCTGCTGCAGCAACGGCGGTATTCAATCAGCTTACTATTATTCCAGCCCCAGCATCAACTGCGTCGTCTGCTTCAAGTGATAGTGTAAGGTTCCCAGCACCGGCTTCAGCTGCGTCGTCTGCTCACGTTGGCACGGTTAGCATAGTAATCCCAGCAAACGAGGTAACGCCAGCACACGCAGCGTCCAGTGCCTCTGCGGTGATGAACACTGTAACCAAGTCGTCGGTAGTAGCATTGGCTCAAGCCGCTGCTGTAATGACAGCCATTACAATACTGCCATTGCCTGCATCTGCTGCTACATCTGGTACCCTTACACCTTTCCCTAAAGTAATAACACCAGCGTTTGCTACCGCTGCTACATCGGGGCAGGGGACAACATATAAATTATTTGTAGACTTGCCTGGAACATTAGACTTTAGTCCCGTTGGTGGAAGCGGGTATACCACCAACACAACTCTCTCAATACACACGACGACTTCGGGATCAAATATTTATAGCAGAATAAATTCAACGAGGCAGAAAACAGAACTACACAGCGACGGAGACACAACAAGGTACATTGGCCTTATCTTATTCGATTTATCTTCTATTGCATCTTCGTTCAAATCAGACAAACCATTTGCTCATTTAGATATTTCTCTACACCACCGTACTGTAACTGAAATCTATAGCATTTCACCATACTTAAGCAATCACCGGCTTCAAGGGTGGACTTATAAATTAGACCCGAGTGATTATAGCGGCAATGTTGGAGCCGAACATAACGATATACCAGACGCTGATCTTGCAGGAACTTCACTTCGAACAACTGCTAGTAGCTATTTAGATGTAAGTAGTTTAGTTCCTTTCCGTTACAGCGGAGGGCCTGTTGCTTACAAGCTAACGATAGAGGATTTTGAAGATGCGTTTAATGAGGTTATCGACCAGTTTGAATGGAGTGCCTCAGACAAACGTATTAATGTTGGAATAGAATGGACTGCGACTCATTCGGCAGCAAGCGAATACCGGATGAACTGGTGGCACAACCAGATCTCTGGGTCGCCTAACCATGCAACATACCCAACTACTCTTGAATATC